ACGTTTTTCGAGCACGCCGCCACCGGGCAGGGCACCGAGCACAACGCGCTGTCAGGGCTGCCGCGCTCGGACACGATCGCCAGCTACTTCCGCGGCACGACCCTGCTGAACCCGTGCGCGTCGTGCAACGGCTTGCAACTCAACTACGACCCGACCCGCGACGCCGCCGGCAACCTGACGATGGCCGTGGAAGTGCAGGCCGACAGCTTCGGGCTTGAGTGGGGCGTCCAGCTAACCGCAGGGCTGCGGGCGGACACCACGGCCACCACGGGCGCGTTCGTGGATGACAACGGCGCCGCTTCGTCGTTCGGGGCGCAGGCGTACGTGCAGCTGATCGCCTTCACCGGAACCAGCGTGACCGTCGATATCAACCATGCGACGACCAGCGGCGGCACTTACACCACCCTGATGAGCACCACGGCCATGACGGCGATCGGCGCGCAGCGGCTGTCCGTGTCGAACGCCACGACCGTGGACCGCTATCTCGAAGTGACCACCGCCGGGACATTCACGGTGGCCACGTTCGCCGTCCACTGGACCCGTAACGCGCTCGCCGGGCAGGTGTTCTAGATGTCCCGCATCGTGCCCGTGCTCGGACCCGAGCATTACAAGTCCTACAGCTGGCAGCAGCCGCTAGTGACTCACTGGCGGGCGGTCACGTGCGAGGAAGCGCGGTGCGGCGCGTGGCGTGACGGGTGGGTCACGGTGGTGGACACGGCCACCGAACTCGGCCAGCGGCAGGCGGCTTTCATCCGGGCCGACCGCAGCCGCCAGCACCGCGAGGAACCATCAGGGACCTCGCTTGTCAGCTTCACGTTCCCGCCCGGCCAGCAGTTTTTCGCCGGATCGCCGAAGCACGAGCACCGCAAGCCGAAGGGTTACCCCCCGGTCCTGCTGGTGACCGGCGGGGACTGGCGGGGGAACCCGCGCAACATTCCCGTGACCGTCCACCGGACGGCCGAGGACTGGGTGGACGACTTCGCCACCCATCAGGAAATGCTCGCCAGAGCACAACGATAGGAGATTCAGTGACGACCGTTCGGCCCGTAGTTCTCCCGGCGCTTAGCCCATCCACGGGCATACGCCTCGGGAGAGTTCGGCGTGGTCCGGTCCTCCTGGTTGGCCCGTTGCTCGGGCTTGGTAGCCCACCGGCAGTTTCCGGGCTCATAGTTCCCCTTGCCGTCCGGGTAGCGGTCAAGCGAGTAATCCAAGCTCGGACGTGGCCCCATGTCCCCAAGGAAGCTCTCGAAGTCGTGCCAGCGCTCGCAGACAATGATGCCCTTCCTGCCGTACTGGGGGAAAGAGGCATTGCGGCGGTCGTAACAGCGGCCGAGCATTGCGTGCCACGACGTGTAAGTGATCGTCCGGGACTGCCCGTGCCGGTAGCTGCTGGCCTGCTCACCCGTGTAGGACGCCAGCGCGGCTTTCGCTTCGTCCGTGTGGTGCTTGCCCTGCATCGGGTGATTCACGCGGCTGTTGTGCCCGGAGATGTAGAGACCCGACCGGCCGGGGCGTACCTCACCGGAGGTCATACCACCGCATCCGCAGGCGCATGGCCTGGGGTCCGTCTTCTTGTATCCCATGTAATCCATTGTATTGGGTTTGGCGGCACGCTGTCGGCCCACGTTGAAAGGATGTGAGTCCAATTTCCGGGAAACTCTCAGGTCTGGGCGGCGCGGTGTCGGTTGCCGACGCCAGCAGTTCGGCGCAGCTCATCACCGACGACGTGACCAACTGGACCCTCTCGACCCCGCGCGCGGTGCAGGACGTGACCGGCGTCGGCAAGTCCGCTAACGAGCGGATCCTGCTGCTGGCCGACATCTCCGTGACCCTCAACGGCACGTTCGATGACGCCAGCAACATGAGCCACGCCGTGTTCTCCACCGTGACCTCCACTTCGGTCGCGCGGGCCGTGATCCTCACCCCCACCACCGACTCGGCGCACCTGCCGTTCAACTCGCTGTTCACCGACTACCAGCTGACCCGCGCGGCCACCGGGGAACTCACCTGGCAGGTGCCGGGCGTGCTGTCCGACGGCACCGTGCCGACGTGGGCCTGATCCGGTGACCGGCAGCAAGCGGTTCCGCCGGGAACGGACGCTCTACCAGCTGCACTTCGAGGAACCAGAACTCGACGGCTTCGAGTGCGTCATGTCCGGGGTGTCACTCGATGCGTTTATCGGCGTGTCGGCGCTGGCCGCCAAGCTCGAAACACCCGAGGGGCGCACCCAGGAGAACATCGAGGCGCAGTTCACGACGCTGGCGGGCTCAATGGTGTCGTGGAATCTCGATAACGACGACGGGCAGCCGGTCCCGTGCGATTACGAGGGCCTGCGGGTGCAGGACTTCGACTTCGTCATGAAGATCATGCAGGGCTGGATGCAGGCACTGTCATCGGTCCCAAAAGCCTCGGAGAACGACTCACCCTCTGGCGAGATTTCCCCGGAGCGGTCTCTCGGATTGGCCGCCGTATCGACAAGCCGGGCGAGCTAGCCGAGGCCGAGGTGATCCTGGCCATCTGCGAGCGGTTCCACTGCTTGCCAAGCCAGGCGCGCAAGGAAGATGCCGGCATTCTGCGGCTGCTGAAAATCGAGTCACTAGGTAAGCGGAGGGAGGACCAGCCGGCGTGACGAACCTCGTGCATATCACGGTCAAGGCGGACGGTCCTTCCTCCGATGCCTGGACGAAGATCAAGCTCGAAGCGGCGAAGGCCGGGCTGCAAGCCGCCGATGCGTTCAACACGGCGTTCAAGCTCAAGGCCGGCGCCACCGTGGGCGGCAAGTCCACCGTCAGCCAGTCGGCCGGCGGCATGGGCCTGGCGGGCGACGACAAGCAGCTGCTGAACAAGCTCAAGTCCTACGCCAACACGCCCGGCGGGATCGGCATCCTGGGGACCGGCTCCGACACGTCCCTGATTAGCGCTCTCAAGCGGCAGATCATGTCCGGCAAGCTAGGCGTGCTGCCGGGCTCTGGCGGCGGCGTGGCGGGCTCTGGGGGCGGTTCTGGGGGCACTCCGAGCTCGGGGCCGACGACCAACCAGGCCAACGTGACCACCACGGACATGATCCGTCAGGTACTGGCCGGGCAGGCGGCCAGCAACGTCACGACCACGGACACCATTAAGCAGATCCTGTCCGGGAACTCGCCCGGCAACGTGAGCACCGCCGACTACATCAAGCAGGTACTCACCGGAAAGACCCCCGGCAACATCTCGACCGAGGACGTGATCCACCCGAAGGTGGACGACTCGGATATCAAGTCGCTCGGCGAGAAGGACGGCAAGACGTACGGCTCCGGGTTCGCCAGTTCCCTGAAAAACGCGCTGTCCGGGCTGCTGAGTGGTCACGGCGGCGGCAAGGGCGGCTCCGGTATCGGCAAGCTGATCACGGGCGGCGGGGGCGGCGACGACGAGGGGATCGGCAAGGCGCTCAACGTGGGCGGGGCCGTGGGCGGGGCGCTGCCCGGCGTGGCGGGCCTGTCCGGCATGCAGGCCACGATCACCGGGCTGGCCGGGGCGTTCGCTGCCCTGCTGCCCGCCATCGTCTCCGTGGGCGCCGGCCTGGCCACCATCGGCGGCGGCTTCATGATCCTTGAGTCCTCGGACAAGAAGTTCGCCGCGGATATGAAGTCCACGATGGGCAGCCTGGAGAGCATATTCAAGGCCGCCGCGATGCCGCTGGCCAAGCCGCTGGAGCAGGCCGCCACCCAGATCGTCGGCTACTTCAAGCAGATCGGGCCTCAGCTAAAGACCCTGTTCGGTGACTCCGCGCAGCTGATCCAGCCGCTAGTGAAGGGCTTCGAGGCGCTGATGTCCGGGGCCGGGCCTGGCTTCCTGGCCATGATCAAGGCCGCCGGGCCGGTGTTCAAGTCCATGTCCGGGGCCTTCGGTGACCTCGGCAAGTCACTCGGCGAGATGTTCCATGACTTCGCGTCGGACGGCGCTGGCAGCGCGACCATGCTCAAGGGGCTGCTCGGCATCGTGAACTCGCTGCTGCCGTTCATCGGCCAGCTAGGCAAGATCATGGTCTCGGCGCTGGCGCCGGCGTTCAAGGCGTTCAGCGGCGCGCTGGCCTCGGTGCTGCCCGCGCTCACCCCGCTGCTCAAGATCATCGGCAGCCTTGCGGGTGCCGTGATGGGTGACCTCGGGTCCGTGCTCGGCGCCGTGGGCAAGCTGCTGCAGGGCCTGGCGCCTAGCTTCACGACCCTGGCGAAGGTGGCCAGCAACCTGTTCAGCACCCTGGAGAACACGGGCATATTCGCGATCCTCGGTGACTCGCTGGAAAGCCTGGCCAAGCCAATCTCGAACCTGGTCAACGTGCTGGTGCAGGCGCTGGCGCCGTCCCTGCCGCAGATCATCACCCTGATATCTCAGGTGTCGGCCGTGATCGCGACCCTGATAGCGGCCGGGCTGTCCGTGCTCATCAACGCCCTGGCCAGCGTGGTCAAGTTCCTGTCACCGATCCTGCCGCTGCTGCTGGATGCCATCGTGGCGTGGAAGGCGCTCACGATCGCGGTAACGGCGTTCAACCTCGTGATGGACATAGACCCGTTCGTGGCCATCGCGTCGGCCATGGTGCTGCTGGTCGCGCTGGTGATCAAGTACCACACTCAGATTCTCAGCTTCATCGAGGCCACCTGGGACAAGATCCTGGCTTTCCTGAAACAGTGGTGGCCGCTGCTGCTCGGCATCGTCACGGGCGGGCTCGGGCTCATCATCGGCGCCGTGATCAAGTACCACGATCAGATATTCAGCGCGATCAAGGACGCCTGGAACAAGATCCTGTCTTTCTTCAAGTCCATCTGGAACAGCATCACGTCCTACTTCGGCGGCGCGCTGTCGTCCCTGGAATCGAAGTTCTCCAGCGGGTGGGACTCGATCACGTCCGGGGTCAAGTCGGCCTGGAACGGCATTGCCAGCACCATCCAGGGGATCTGGTCCACCACCGCCAACTGGGTGACCGGGCACATATCCAGCTTCGTCGGCGCCGTCAAGGGCAGCTGGGCCACCATGCAGTCCGACGCATCGTCGGCGTGGAACACGCTGAAAGGGATCTTCGAGGCGCCGGTCAACTTCCTGATCGGCACGGTCTACGACAACGGCATCAAGAAACTCTGGAACGACGTGATGGGCGCCGTCGGGCTGGGCAGCCTGGACCTGCCGCAGGTGTCCACGCTGGCCGAGGGCGGCCGGCTGCCCGGGTTCGGCGGCGGGGATAAGAACCTGGCGCTGCTCGAAGACGGCGAGACGGTCGTTGACAAGCACCGCTCCCGCCAGTACGCCGGGGCGTTCGCGGCGATGGGCGTGCCCGGCTACGCAAACGGCGGCATCGTCGGCGACGCGGGCGCCGTGGCGAAGATGGTTCTGGCCGCTGGCACGGGGAATGAGACGGCGTTCAGCAATGCGTTCTCGTCCATCCTGCCGGGCGGTGGCGGCGGCAGCAGCGGGCACCTGGCGGCGGCCATAGCGGCGTACCCGGTCCACCTGGTCACGGACATCGTCAAGGGCCTCTGGTCCAAGGTCAACGGCGCGGGCGGCGCAGGCGGCGGCGGCGGGGCGCCGGGCACCTACTCGTCCGCGAACCTGCTGAACGTCGGCAAGTACATGAAGTCGCACGGGTACTCGCGCGCTGCCGCGGCCGGTATCGCCAGCTGTGTCGCGGGTGAGTCCGGCGGCAACCCCGAGGCCATGCAGGGCGGGCCGTCCGGCGGCGGCGGGCTGATCCAGTGGACGCCGATCTCCGCATATCCGGGCCTGGTCACCAACAACCCTCTCAAGGACTTCAACAACCAGCTGCCGGCGATCCTGCGGTACAACAACGCGCAGGGCGCGGGCAACATCGCGGCGCTGAACCGCATCTCGGCGCCCATATCTGCCGCTGACTTTTACTCGCAGGTGTTCGAGCGTCCGCAGGTCCGTGACTCCGATGTCAGGCCGTCGGTTGCCACCAGCATTTACCAGCAGCTAGACCACGGCGGCTGGCTGCCGACCGGAACGTCCATCGTGCATAACGGCACGGGGCGCCCGGAGCGGGTGCCCGATCCGGGCATGGCCGGCGGCGGCTCGATGAACGTGACGCTGTCCGTCGGCGGCGGCTCGGCATCCGACCAGATCCTCATCTCGCTGCTCAAGGAAGCCATCCGCACCCGTGGCGGAAAAGTGCAGGCCGTGCTCGGCACGGGGCCAGCATGATCAACAATGGAGGTAAGTAATGTCATGGACCACCGGCACCCAGGCCGAGGCGCTGTCAGCTAACAGTGCGGTCGGGTCCTCGTTCGCATCGTTCACTTCGGCGCAGTACATCGGCCCGGACCCGACCGCGTCGGCGTACCTGCCGGCGAACTTTTTCCTGCCGGCGTACGGCAAGAGCAAGAGCATCCTGGTCAAGGCGTTCGGCGTGCTCGGCACCACCAGCACCCCGAACCTGACGCTGGGGATCACGGGCAACACCACCCAGGGCACCTACAACTCGTCCGCGATCTTCGCCACCACGGGCGCCACGGCGGCGCCGGCGTCCGGCTCGAACATGCCGTGGGAACTGGACCTGCTCATCTCGTGCGCCACGGCGGGATCCTCGGGCACGTTCCTGGCCGACGGGAACCTCAAGATTTACCCGACCGTGTCCACGCTGATCAACATGCGGTGCTCGTCCAGCACCGCCAACCCGAACACCGCCGTGACCATCTCGACGGAGTCGGCGTACTACCTGGAACTGTTCGCCACGTTCAGTTCTAGCTCGTCCAGCAACAACATCCAGTGCTACAACATCACGGTTCTCGGCATCAACTAGCCGCCCGCAGGAGGTACTTAC